AAAACGATTCCCAGAGTAAAAAGAAATGGTACACCAAGCAAGGTGGCGGAGTTTATGCCACTGCGTCTGGGGGTGCTATTACTGGTTTTGGTGCTGGTAATGGTGGCGCCATTATTATAGATGACCCGTTAAAGCCAGACGATGCGTTAAGTGACGTGCGTAGAGGCTTTATAAATAACCGTTATAATACTACTATACGTTCCAGGGTAAATACCAGGGACGTGCCAATTATAGTAATTATGCAGCGCCTACACGAGGACGACCTTTCTGGTTACCTACTTGAAGGCGGTAGCGGCGAGGAATGGCACCATTTGAAATTCCCAGCGCTAGACGAAAACAACAGCCCACTATGGCCTAGTAAACACAGCTTTAAGGAACTGGAGGCTATACGCCAGGCAGACCGTTACACGTTTGCTGGTCAGTATATGCAGATGCCAGCGCCAGACGAAGGTGGAGAATGGCGTAGGGAATGGTTTGGTATTATCAACAAGGCAGAGTTGCCTAACGATATACACTGGGAAATGTTTATTGACGGCGCCTATACCAAAGACACCAGGAATGACCCTACTGGGATACAGATAAGCGGACGCAGTGGTGACAACTTGTATATACTAAAGTCCATTGACAAATACCTGGAAATGCCAGAATTAAAGGCGTTTATTAGCAGCTTTATACAAACGTGCGGCGTTACTATTAACCAGATTCTGGTGGAACCAAAAGCGTCTGGTAAGTCACTTGTCCAGCTGCTGCGCCGTGAAACTGCGTACAACGTCAGCGAAATAAAAAGCGATTTTGTACGGTACAGTAAAATAGAAAGGGCCAGGGCGTCGTCGCCGTTTATAGAAGGTGGACGGGTTTACCTGGTACAAGACAACTGGAACGACGCATACCTACAGCAAGTTAGCACGTTCCCTAACGCCAAGCACGACGAACACGTGGACGTCACGGCGTATGCAATAGAACGCAACCTGGTTAAAGCGTTTTTCGTGGTTTAAATTTCGTACTTTTACAAAAATTTTATATAGAAATTATGGCGTCTATTCTAGATAGGGTTAAAGCGTTGATAGTCAAGCAAGCGCAAAACACAAATTTACAATACAACAAAGCACTTTATAACTGGTTAGGTAATAGCATAGTATGGAACCAGGAAAACGACGACAGTTACATACAGCAAGGCTACCAACGCAATGCTACCGTTTACAGTATTATCAACTTGATTTCCAAGGCAGCAACTACTATACCGTTGCAAGTTTACGAGGTTAAAAACAGCGCTGACGCTAAACGCTACAAGTCTTTTACCAGTGGACACCTTGACGCTAGTGCTATGCACACAGCTAACATACTGCGTAAAAAGGCGTTTGTTGAAGTTAGCGATACACCACTACAGAAGCTACTAGAACGCCCTAACCCAGCACAGTCTTACAATGCTTGGCTAACTGAATTGGTTAGCTTTGGTAAATTGACTGGCAACCGTTTTATTTTTGGTATTGGCCCCGATTCTGGCCCAAATGTAGGGCGCTACACTGAACTATATGTACTGCCTAGCCAGAACGTGGAAATAGTTAGCGGCGGTATTATGGAACCAGTAAGCCAGTACAAGCTACAGTATAACGGTAATTTCTACGCTGACGCAGATAGCGTTTGCCATATTAAAGACTTTAACCCAGACTACGATGGTACTGGGACACACTTATACGGTCAGTCACCACTACGCGCTGGGTTGCGTTCTTTGACGGTTAATAACGACGCGGTAACAACTGGCGCCAAATACCTACAGAACCAGATGGCTAGAGGGGTGCTAATGTCTGACGACGGGGACATTAACGAAGTACAAGCCCAACAGCTTAAAGATAAATTCAGACAAAATTACCAGGGTTCTAACAACGCTGGGGACGTGGTTATTTCGCCACGTAAACTGTCCTGGATTAATTTCGGTTTACCAGCGTCTGACTTGGCATTGATTGAACAGTACAACGCCACTATAAAAGACCTTTGTAATATCTACAACATACCAGTACAACTGCTAAACAACACCGACACAAGCACGTACAACAATATGAAGGAGGCTAAAAAGGCCTTGTACCAGAATGCGGTAATACCAGAACTAATTAAACTGCGTGACGAGTTGAACCGTTGGCTAGTACCTAAATATGGCGCTAACCTATACATTGACTTTGATTTTACGGCTATACCCGAAATGCAAGAGGACATAGACAAGCTGGTTAGTCAAATGGCTAACGCTTGGTGGACTACGCCAAACGAAAAGCGCGAGGCAATGTACTACGGTAGAATTGAGGACGAGAAGCTAGACCAATTTTATATGCCAGCTAACCTAATGCCCATGGAACCTAGCCTAGCAGCTTTAGAGGCGCCAAAAGCATTTGATTTAGACCTACAGCAGTTTAAGGCACAAAAATAAACCCTATGCAAATAGCTGAAAGGGACGCCGTAATAAAACGAGTAAAAGCTAACTGGGCTAGTGAATGGGATAAAAACCTAAACGCAGCAGAACGCTACGCAGCTGGTCAAGTTAAAGCGTTTTACGATAGCCAGGCTACAATAGCTTTGGACATATTCAAACGCAAGGGAAGTATAGGGGCTGACGATGTACAGTTTTTATACAATGCTGGCGATTTCACCAAACTATACGAGGGGCTATATGAAAGCATAGGGCTACGCTTTGCCAAGTGGTATGCCCAGAACTTTGATAAACTGATTAAAAAAGGCGTTAACCCTAGCAATTTAGTAGAACCCTGGAGGGCGCAATTTAAATTAGTTGGCGCGGCAGTAGCTGCTGAACGTGTAAGCCTAGTACAAGGCACAGCCAGGCAGAATTTAATAGATGTAACCAGGCGACTATTTACAGATGACGTGTTTATAAGCGAAGGCGCTGACGTGCGCGCGCGTATGTTACGCCAGAAGTTTGAACAGTACAGCCAATACCAAGCTGAAAGGCTAGTAAGAACTGAAGCCACCAACATAGCTAACCTAGCTACTGAAACAGCGGCATTAGACATTTTTCCTGGCACAGATATGCAAAAGGAATGGATTAGCGCCAATGACACTAGAACAAGACGACTTGCAAACAAAGACTATGCTGACCACGCTGTAATGGACGGTGTTGTAGTGGACTTTGATAAGCCCTTTGAAGTGCCTACAAAACGTGGCATTGAATTTTTAATGCGTCCAGGGGCCACAAACGGTAGTCCTGGTAACGTAATTAATTGCCGCTGTAGTATGGCGCCATTTCCAAAAGAAGGCGCGCAAGCTGTTGGCGAAATTACAGACCTAGGATTTGGTGTAGCAGATACGCTAACAGCAGAAGGGTTAAGCCAGTTGGGTACAGTTGTGCAGACAGCAGTCCAGGCAGCAGTGGCAGAGGCTAACATAGTAGCTAGTAAACCAGCCAAGGCAGCTGACGAATTTGTGCCAGCAAAAACACTTAAAGAAGCTAAACTAAAAACACTAGATACGCTTAAAGAAGCTGGTTTAGACGTTGATAGTGTTAGGTTAGATAGAGGTTTTGGTTTAGACCAATATAATGAATATAACAAGCGAATAGATAAACTGGTAAAAGAATACGATTTAAAACAAGAATACAACAAAGGAACTTGGGGTAAAACTGTTGTTATATTTAAATCTAGCAATACAACATACGGACAAGTTAAAAGAAGTGTCTGGAGAAATGACGGCAAAGTTAGGTTAGATTCAATAAATTTTGGACACAAAGCAGCTGATATAGAACAAAGAACCAGAATTGTAGACGAAACTAAATTTTTACAAAGACATAAAAGCGCTATAGATTCAATAAACGCACAATACGCTACACTAACGCACGAATTTACGCACGTTATTGCTGATGTGTCTACAATAAGACTATACCCAAAAGGGGCTGAATTTTTTGAAAAGCTACAAGAAATTAGAACGCAATACAACCAAGAGGTTATTGCGGCGCTTAAATCTAAAAACTTTAAGCTGGCTAATGAGTTGTATTTAGGTAAATATGCAGACACAAATATAGACGAATTTTTAGCCGAAGGCTTTACAGAATATAAATTAAACAGCAACCCTAGTAAATACGCTAGGCTTATTGGTGAATTAATTGACTTGTATTTTAAAAAATAACTATGGAACCAGTAAAAGATTTTATTTGTTTTAAATGTAAACATAAGCCACTGATAGGTTTAGGTTGTGCTGCTTTTGAAAACATACCAAAAGAAATAATACTATCTAACAAACACGACCAGGTACTACCAGGACAGTTGGCGCCAGTAGTGTTTGAAAAGGGGACCCCAGAATTTTAGTTATATAATTCCTATCTTTACAAAAATTTTTTAAAATGATTCTATACAAGTCAGCACCACTAGGGGACCTAATAGACGCAGACGACAAAGCTGGAATAGTTAAAGGCTATGGGTCTGTATTTGGTAATGTAGACAGCGATGGCGATATTATAACCAAAGGCGCCTATAGTAAGACTATTAAAGAGAATGGCCAACGTGTGCGGTATTTATACCAGCATAATATGGATATGCCTTTAGGTAAGATGCTGAACCTATACGAGGACGAAAAAGGTCTAGTATTTGAGGCTGAAATACCAAAGACACGCCTAGGTAAAGACGTTGTGGAACTTATGAAGGCTGGCGTAATTACCGAAAACAGTGTAGGAATTTTGCCAATTATGAAGGCTATGAATGGCAACTACCGAGAAATTAGAGAAGTAAAACTATACGAGATTAGCGCAGTTACACTAGCCGCTAACGACCAGGCGCTTATTCTAGACGTTAAAGGAAACTTTGACCTAGAGAAAGCCCAGGCTAAATACGATTCACTGGCTAAACTTATACGCAAGTCTGAAATTTCAGACGAGTTGGGCTACGCCCTAGAAGCAGAAATACTAAAGCTAAAAACTTTGTTTGTTAAAGCCACAGCGCCGTCCGAGATGGACACACTGCCGACTACAGAGGAAGTTACTAGCGAGGTACTTAAATATCTATACGACAGTTTAAAAAATTCCTAAAAATTTAATTCTAATTACAATGGACGAAATGATTAAAAACCAATTAGATTCTATTTCTAAAGAGATTGATTCTAGAATTGAGAAGGCTTACGGTCAAGCGGTTGATTCTGCTACTGGTAAAGCTGACGAAATGATTAAAAACGAGGTTACCAACTTGGTAAACAAGTTTAACGAACTAAACGACCGTTTGGATTCACAAGAAGTAGCAAGCAAAAAAGCATTTGAGGCTGGAAAGTCTAAATCTTTTAAAGCTAACTTGATGGACGCGTTCAAAAATGGCGCCATTGATTCAATGGTAAAAGGACAGTCACGTTCTGCCCGTTTTGAAATTAAAGCTGATATGACTACTGGCGCAGATTTTTCTGGCGAAGTTATTGCTGCTGATCGAGTACCTGGATTCAAATTTGACCCTACTAGACCAGTACACGTTCGTAACCTTATCCCAGTAGGTTCTACTACTAGCGATGTTGTGCGTTTCGTAAAAGAGTCTGGCTATTCTAACGGTGCTGCTGCTAAAGCAGAAGGCGCTACTTTAGGACAGTCTGATTTTGATATGACTGCTGCAAGCGTTAACGTAGAGAAAATTGGTACTTATTTCCGTATTTCTGAGGAAATGCTTGCTGACACCCCACAGCTAACCAGCTAT